GACCATGGGATACCGCATCAATTACAACGGCCAGGGTAATACTGTTGAGTGGTATGACCCTTCTAGTGTCCCTGAGTTTGTCGCGAGAATGAGTATTGCAAAACAAATCCTTGACCTATTGAAATCCGGCAGCAAGACATTAACGGAAATCACAGACGATCTTGGTGTTTCTATGCCAGCAGCGAGCATGGCTCTCAAACGACTAGCCAATAAAAATCATGTAACGAAGTTGGCTGGTAAACAATGGGGACTTCTTTCAAAGGAGGACTTAACATAGTGTTAATTAACGTTAATAAAGCATTAATTAACAACATAGGGTATATAGTTAATACCCTATTGTTAATACTGTTAACTTTTAATATTACCCTTAAAAGAAAAAGGGAATACTTTTACCCCAATAAAAGAGGCTTAAAAATAGAGGAGGATAAGCATGAACGTTGAAGAATTGATAACTCAATTAGTCAGCATGCCCCAAGATGCGGAGATAGGTTATGAAGTTGGGCAGGGTCACATGGACTTGCTAATTGGTGAGGATGAAAAGACTGGTGAAATGATTACTATTAAGAAGCCTAACTGGCAGGAGTAATGTTCATGAGCACAGATAAGCAGAGTGAGGTTAGCATGACAACACAGCCAGAGGAGAGGCCGCCGAAGCCAGACCGGCCTTGTCATAGATGCGGTAGTAATGAGTGGTACTGGCCTGACAGTTATTATATCGGGATAAAGCAGTGGATATGCGCGGTATGCCATCCGCCGGTGAAGGAGTAGTGAAGCATGGACATAGAAGCACTCAAGGAATTAGTGGCGAAGCAGGATAGGCAACTGGCTAAGGGGAATGAGCTATTAAGGCTGGGCCGTGAGTTAGCCAGGGAATATGAGCGGCAGAAAGCTAAGACAGGAGGGAAGAAGTGAAGGCACTATCAATCAAACAACCTTGGGCATGGTTAATCTGTGCTGGCTATAAGGACATTGAGAATCGGAATTGGCGCATTGGGCGTAATCCGAGACACGGGGCGTATTCTAGCTACGATGTCGCCAACTTCACCATCGAGATGCCAGAGCGGATTTATGTTCATGCTGGCTCCAAGATTGACCAAAATGCCATACCAATAAGAGATTATCGGCTGTTCGGTGGTTTTGAAAATGGGGCATTAATTAGTAGGGAGGCGACTGAACGTATGATGGAGGAAGCTATCAAGTGGAAAGTTGGTGCCATCATTGGCGAGGTGGATATTACCGACTGCGTGACCGAAAGTAAATCCCCGTGGTTCACAGGCAAGTACGGTTTTGTGCTGGCAAATCCCGTTCTCTATGACAAGCCAATCCCATATCAGGGCAAATTAGGATTCTTTGAAGTAGAGTTAGCTTCCAATCCAGGGAGTGAGAGGAAGTGAGAAAAATATATAGTAAACCATCACCGCTTGAAATTGTGCTGAACAAACTAAAAGAACAGGGATTGCCCCGGGAGACCTTAAAGATTCACGACATTCGGGAAGAAAATATCAATGATATGTCCTGGGAGACGGCAACTAAACTATCGAAGTTCTTCGGGATAGAGCAGGCGTTTTGGATGAATCTAGCCTATGAATATTCGCTGGGTAAAAAGAAGTGAAGACGGCCACACTGCCAGCGACCACTGAAACCCAGCTCAGAGAGCAGGTTAGAGGCCTATGCAAGGTATTCGGCTGGAAGTTTCATTTTACCTGGCTGGCAATCCACTCGCCCAAAGGCTTTCCCGATTTGGTGCTCCGCCGGCCGCCCCGTTTAATCTTTGCCGAATTGAAAACAGAGAAGGGCAAACTAACGCCATCCCAGGAAGAGTGGCAGGCTGATTTGAAGGCCTGTGGTCAGGAGGTGTATATCTGGAGGCCTTCGGACTTTGAGAAGATAGCGGAGATATTAAGAGGGCATTGAGGAATTTTAAGGATGGCCAATGATGGCTAGGAATGTCGGGGTAAATCTGATTCCTTACGACCTGACCCCGGGGTGGGTCGCACTAATTGAATGGTCGAAGGCTCACCCGTATACACAGATTACAATCTCAATTGGTGACGCAGGAGCGCCGACACATATCATTACCCCGACTGAGGATGGCATTGGCGTCCGGTCGGTAGTAATATCTGAGTTGCAAAAGAAGTTGGGGAAGCCGCCGCGCTAGTAACCTATTGACAACTAGGAGTATAATACATAGTGAGGCTGACCGAAGAGGAGGCCTCCAATCCAAATTAAGGAACTAACAACTAAATAGCATATCGCTGACCGAAGAGGAGGCGAGTCTTGGGGAGAAATCCCCGAGCTCGCCTCTTTTGTTTTTGGAGGTATTTCTTGAGAAATACTGCGGAGCTAATTGATGGTAAACGGTAATGGCGCAGGTCGCCCTAAACTAATTCTCGACTGGGAGCTTATAAGCAAGCTGGCCGAGATTCAATGCACAGAGGATGAGATAGCCTTTATCTGCAAGTGCTCTGCGCAGACACTCCGCAATCATGCCGTCCGCACACAGAACAGCACCTTCGATGACTTCTTGGAGAGCCATCGTGCCGGCGGCAGAGCTTCAATTCGGCGAGCGCAGTTTGACAAGGCTCTAGGACGGGAAGGTGAGCTGCTCAGGGACGATAAGGGCAATCTGGTTACTGATGATAAAGGCCGTCCTCAATGGAAAGTCCTGCCTATTGCATCCGATACCACCATGTTGATATGGCTGGGCAAGCAACACCTCGGCCAGGTAGACCGACAGGAGCATACCGGCGAAGGCGGCAAGCCGATAGCCTTCGATGTCAATGTCATCCTCAAAAAGCTAGAGACACTAGCGGGAGTCCCAGATGGCAAATAGCCTGATGGAGCGAGCGGCAAAAGCACAAGGACCTGAAAAGCTCTGCAAACAATTCAGTCCTGAAGAATGGGAATTTCTCCAATATACCTGGCGGGCATGGGCGAGACCGAATCAGTTACCACCTCCGGGTGATTGGCTGGTATGGCTGATTATGGCGGGGCGGGGCATGGGCAAGACCCGGGCTGGAGCTGAGTTTGTGTTAGAGGAAATCCGAGCCGGCCGGGCCAAGCGGATTGCCCTGGTAGCAAAGACACCGGCAGATGCCCGTGATGTGATGATTGAAGGCGATAGCGGGTTACTATCAATCAGCCCTCCAGGGGATAGGCCATTATACGAGCCATCGAAACGCCGGCTAACTTGGAAGAATGGCACCACTGCTTTGGTGTTTTCCAGTAAAGAGCCTGACCAACTCCGGGGCCCGCAGTATGATTTATGCTTCATAGCTGGCACAATGATTACTACCCCAGAAGGTGAAAGGCCGATTGAAACTATAAGAATTGGTGATTATGTTCTTACTCGAAAAGGCAAGCGGAAGGTAATCGCTACCAGCAACCGATTAGCTGATGTAGGAAAGGTCAAGTTCTCAAATGGCGCTGAGCTAGTTGCAACCCCCCAGCATCCTGTGTTACAATTACATGGGTGGACGAGAATACAGGAATTAAAAAGGGGGGCAATTGTATGCGCTGGCACGAAAATTCTTACGGATATATCATCGCCTATCAAGACGGAAAGATGTTCTACGGACATCGGTGGGTTTGGGAACAGCACAACGGAGCAATACCAAAAGGCTACCAAGTCCACCATAAAGACAAAAATCACCGAAATAATGACATCGACAATCTTGAACTTTTACCGCCAAAGCGACACCGAGAAAAGGATAGCAAGGAAGCTAAACCTTTTGTGGTTAAATGCCAAATATGCGGTAAAGAACTTATTAGACGTATCAACCGTCCCGCTATATGCAAGCAGTGCCAGTGGAGGCGGGCTGAAGATAAACGTAAATCAGACAGAATTTGTCAGGTATGCGGTAAGACATTCCACTCCAGAGTCACCAAACGAAGCAAGGGAAACTTCTGTAGCCAGCGTTGTGTCAACCTGGGAGGACGCTGGGCAGGCAGTAGTCTATAACCTTACAGTAGAAGACCAGCATGAATATATAGCAAACGGAATCATTGTCCACAACTGCTGGGGCGATGAAATACGTAATTGGTACTATCCTCAGGAGACATGGGATAACCTCATGTTCGGGTTAAGGCTTGGTGAACATCCCAGAGCCGTGGTAACCACGACTCCGCTCCCGCTGGCGGTTATCAAGAGCATTATGAAAGCAAAGGACACCGTAATCACCACCGGCACGACTTACGAAAACAGGGCAAATCTGGCTCCATCCTTCTTCCAGCAAATCATCTCAAAGTACGAAGGTACTCGTCTTGGTCGACAGGAGATTAATGCAGAACTATTAGAGGACGTCCCCGGTGCTTTATGGCATAGAGCCAACATCGTGATTAAACCTGCCCCAGATATGAAGCGAGTTGTCGTGGCGATTGACCCAGCGGTTACCAGCTCAGAGGGTGCCGATGAGACGGGGATTGTAATAGCAGGCAAAGGGATTGACGGGTTTTATTATGTCCTTGCCGACAGGTCAGCAAGGTTGTCTCCCGATAGTTGGGCACATCGGGCAATTCAGGGATATATAGACTTCAAGGCAGACCGGGTAATCGGCGAGGTTAATAACGGCGGCGAGATGATAGAACTGACCCTCCGAACTGTTGACAGGAATATCCCCTACAAGGCCGTCCATGCCAGCCGCGGTAAACAGGCCAGGGCGGAGCCGATAGCAGCACTCTACGAACAGCACAAGGTATTTCACGCCCAGCCATTTGAAGCACTGGAAGACCAATTAACAACCTGGACTCCAGAGAGTGGGGAATCACCTGACAGATTAGATGCGCTTTGCTGGGCCCTGGCCGAATTATCCCAGAGTACGTCATGGAGACCGTTATGAGATTGACTTTAGAGATAGGCCATCGAATATTTAATCTCGGTAAGAAGAACTTTATTATCAATCGCCGGGCAGGGCAGGAATTGGCCAGTGTGCTCAACAGGATGCCCCGGACTGGCTTTGACTATGAATCGCAGGTCAATGGCCGACAATCAGCTATTATCATGGCCTGTGTGCGATGGATACAACGCACCTATCCCGAAGCTCCACTCCAACTGAAGAAGTATAACAAGGACTCGTGGGAGAAGGTACAGAGCCATCCCTTAATTGACCTGTTAAATAGCCCCAACCAGTATTATGACGGCGTTCTTATGCAATCGGCGCTTGTGGCCGACTTCGCGCTTTCCGGTAATGCTTACCTGAGAAAAATCCGCTCAGGTGCAGGACGGCCAGTTGAACTATGGTGGATACCCTCAACAATGATTGAGCCTCGCTGGCCGTGGGACAATTCGGAGTATTTAACACATTATGAGTATTACCCTGGCGGAGCGAGTGTCAAGATAGCTCCCTCCGATATTGTGCATTTCCGCGATGGGCTTGACCCAAACAATACCCGCAAGGGAATATCGGCGCTCCAGTCTCTTTTCCGTGAGGTATTTACCGATGATGAGGCGGCCAACATGACGGCTACTCTATTAAAAAATCTTGGTGTGCCGGGGCTGGTAATATCACCTGAATCTGAAATAGCCTCAGATGAGGATGCGAAAGAAATCAAAAAGTGGTTCAAGGAAAACACCACAGGAGATAAGCGCGGTGAGCCCTTAGTTATTTCCACTCCAACTAAAGTTGATATGTTCGGCTTCTCTCCCCAGCAAATGGACTTAAAACAGCTCAGGCGGATACCAGAGGAGCGCATATCGGGTGTCTTGGGCATCCCAGCCATCGTAGCAGGTCTAGGGGCGGGTCTGGACAGAAGCACCTTTGCCAACTTTGCCGAAGCCCGTGAGATGGCCTATGAATCAAACATCATCCCGCTACAGAGATTGCTTACTGAGGCATTGAAACGCCAGCTCCTTATTGATTTTGAGGACGACATGAATCTCTGGCGGATAGGTTATGACTTGTCCGAGGTCAGAGTGCTCCAGGAGGACGAAAACAAACTAACCGAGAGAACAGTCCGGCAGGTGTTGTCAGGGACAATCAAAATCAAGGACGCCCAACGAATTATGGGACTGCCGGTGGACGAGACGCAGGATATTTATTTAAGGCCGTTCAATGTATTAGAGGTCAGGTCGGGTGTATTAGAGGACAGCAAGGCGAATCACGGCCATGAACACAAGATGATGAGTGCATGGCCAGAAGACCGCAAGGACGCCTACTGGAAGAATTACGCACAACGGACTGAAGGCAAAGAGCGTGTTTTTATGAAGACCCTCAGAAGCCTGTGGAATGAGCAAGAGGCTGAGGTTATCAAGAACCTGGAGAGTCACCCGACCCTTGAAGGTACGGACTTTGACACCATAAAGGCAGAGGAAGCCTTTAACGAGAATCTGCAACCTATCATCAGTGAGATTTACGCCGAGGCCATGATGCAGGTACACGAGGAGTTGGATCAACATGCTGGACACGACCACGAGGTAAAGCAGGAAGAATTGCTGAATCAAGTGGCGCTGAACTGGATATCGACCCGCTCACTGGAATTGGCCAAGTTGCTCAATGGCACAACCAAAGAGCAACTTCGCGAAGCCCTAATAGAAGGGTTTAGAAATGGCGAAAGTATCCCGAAGATAGCCAAGCGGATAGAGGAATTTTACGGCAAGACCTACAAGACCCGGGCTCTTATGATAGCTCGGACTGAGACAATTACCGCCAGCAACAGGGGAGCGGAACAGGCATATCAGGAGTTAGGGGTCAAGAATCTCCAGTGGTACACCGCTTTGGACGAGAGGGTTTGCCCTGAATGTGCTCCGCTTCACGGTAATATTTATCCGATAAATCAGGGCCCGAGACCGGCAATCCACCCTCAATGTCGATGCGTGATGATTAGCGCAGATTAAAGAGGTTATGAGAAATGGAACTGGTATTAGCCACAAAGGAAGACCTGCAGAAGCTAGCAGGCTGGCAGATAAAAGAAGCTGCCTTAATTACCGATGGGGTTGACCCTTCCCTTGTTTTGCAGCTTACGAATGTCCTTGCGGAGTGTCCAGTCAAGTTGACAATCAGACCATCGGTGGCCTTTGTAAACTCTGGAAGGAAATTTGAGGTAAATACGGAATTAAAACTAAGCACAACGGATGTGAGGTGAAAAATGCCTATACCAAAACCAAAAGATAACGAAACTGAGCAGGATTATATCAGCCGATGTATGGGAGATAGCGTGATGAACGAGGAATATCCCGATAAAGACCATAGAGCAGGGGTTTGCTATACCGCATGGCGCAATCGCAATAAGCAAGATACTTCTGGTCTGGAATATAAGACAGTCAAACTTCAATTAAAGGCAGATAAGCCCGGCCATTTCAGCGCTGTTATTGCCACCCTCAATGTCAAAGACCACGGCGATGATGTAACCCTGCCCGGTGCTTTCCCTGATGGCAAGGAGCTCATCATGTCGGCCTATCAACATGGCAGTTGGAACGGAGAACTACCTGTAGGCAAAGGCACTATTCACGAGGTGGGTAATGAGGTAGTGGTGGAGGGTGAGTTCAACCTGGCCAGTGCCACAGGCAAGGAACACTACGAAACAGTCAAATTCCTGGGTGGGATGCAAGAGTATAGTTACGGCTTCCGCCCGATTGAATATGAGTTCGGGAAGTTTGAGGATTCCGAAGTCCGATTCCTTAAAAAGGTTGACCCGTTTGAATTCTCTCCCGTACTTAAAGGTGAAGGAATCGGCACACGAACCCGCGATATTAAATCTGATTCTGGTCAGACCTATGCCGAACAGGCGAAAACGGCGCTTGCTGCCGTGGATGCTCTGGTCGTCCGCACCAAGTCGCTTGCTGATTTAAGGCGGAAGGATGGTCGCAGCCTGTCAGATACCCATAGAGAGCAATTAACAACGCTCTCAACAAGTCTCGCTGGTATTTCTCAGGAAATAAAAACCCTCCTGGAGACCAGTGAGCCGAGCGATGCAGGAAAACAAGCCCTGCTATCGCTCTTGAAGACCCAAAGCAAACTTATGGAGGTTATTTAAACATGAAAAACAATCTGTCCCTGAAGGAAATCAGGGAGAAAATCGCAGCTAAATCTAAGGTTGTCCATGACATATTCGAGGAAGCCGGGACCGACCTTGACTTCTCAAAGGTGTCTTGTCTGGGCGAGATGGATACCAAATCCAAGGTGGAAAAGGTACAGAGTTTCAATAAAGAGTTAGCCGAACTCAATGACGATTACCGTGAGCTTTTCACCATTGAGGCCGAGCGCAAGAAAGCAGCCGACCTCAATATGGAATTCAACCAGCCCGCCGAAAAGGCTGGACCCGAACCAGAGCACAAGTCCATCGGTAAGCTCATCATGGAGTCGGGAATTCACAAGAGCCGTGGTATAACCAAGTTCCTTCCCGATGTTGACCTGAAAGCCGACTTCTTTCTTGGCACTCCCGGCTGGCCTGCAGAAAGCATACGGATACCCGGTGTCTCTCTGTATCCTACCCGGCCGGTGACAGTAGTGGATTATATCCCAACCCTACCCACCACGCAGAACCTTGTCAAGTACATGAAGGAAACAACCTTCACCAATACTGCTGCAGAGAAAGCAGAGGGTGGTGCTGGAGTGGAAGCTACGCTGGTACTCGGCGAGAGTTCCGATGAAGTGGAGAAAATTACAGTCTATATCCCGGTATCCGAGGAGCAGTTGGAGGATGTGCCCGCTGCCGAGGGTTATCTAACCAGCCGATTGGCCTTCATGGTGCACCAGAAACTAGACGCGGAGATACTCGAAGGCGATGGTAACACTCCTAACCTGCTGGGCACGCTTAATCTGGCTGCCATTCAGTCTCAGGCATTAGGCACTGACACCCGTCTCGATTGTCTGTATAAGGCGTTTGACCTTATCCGCACAGTGGGCTTTACCGAGGCATCTGTCCTGTTTATCAATCCTGCCGACTGGCAACCAGTGAGGCTGGCGCGGACGGCGGACGGTATCTATATTCTGGGCAGTCCGCAAGACCCGAATGCGGGCAAGTCAGTCTGGGGTGTGCCCGTAGTGCAGACCTCAGCGGTTACGGTCAATACCGCTTTAACTGGCGACTATGCCAACTTCTCTACCCTGTATATCCGAAAGGGCGTTGAGGTCGAGATGTCCAACGGATATGAGGACTTCTTTATCAAGGGGAAATTGGCAGTGAAGGCAACAATGAGATGCGCTATGGTGCATTTCAGAATACCGGCCTTTGCCAAGATAACAGGTATCTAAGTCAGGAATAAATAACAGGGGGGAGCGCAGCAAAACCTCCTCCTCCCTGACAAATAGGAGCAAATAAATGGCACGAGAACCATTAACAAAAAGAGTCTGGCAAAATGCCGGAGCACCAACTAGCGGCGCGAGTGGCACATACGCTAATCACGAGTGGTTGGAGAAGGGCGACCTGCTTACCGATACCACCAATGGTGCTTTGTATCAGAACACCAATACTCAGGCTTCTCCCACATGGACACTGATAGGTTCTGGTGGAGTAACCCTTGACGGTGCTTATGACTATGGTGGAGCAGGTTCTGGCAAAGCAGTTACTGTTGATTCAGGGGCTATCGCCCTCACCAACAATGCTGCCAACAACAACGGTATCCTGACCCTCACCAAGAACCCATCTGGTGCTCAATCTGGCGATGCACTAACCATCACTGTAGGCGCACAGGCAACCGGGACGGCAATCACAATCGCCAATACAGGGTCGGGCAACGACATCACGGGGTCAGGTTCCACCTGGACGATAAGCAAGGCTGGGGCGGTTACTGTAACTACTCTTTTCAGCACAGCCCATAGTTTGCTGGAAGGCACAGCTCCTGCGGGCACAGTCTGTTATATCGTACGCGACAACACCGGTGATGTGACGGTCAACTCCCTGGTAGGCAAGTCGGTCAATATGGCTGTTGCCGGAACGGATGTGATAACCGTTGCCGGAGCTTTGGTTACCATCGCTCAGGCCGTGAGCGTCACCACTGGCGGCCTAACTGTTGTGGCTGGTGGAATCGATGTTACGGCCGGTGGTATAGAGGTAACCGCTGGTGGTGTGACGGTGGTACTTGGCGGTATCACTGTAACCGGTGACTCAATTATCACGGGCGCACTAGAGGTAACGGGCGCACTTACCATCGGCGGAGCATGGACAGTGAGCGCCACCCTGACCGTTGATGAGCTTATCCTCGACACCGATGGCACAGCTCCCGCTGCTACTAACTGCTATGCCGTGAGGGACAACACGGGAGACCTTACCCTTAACGCCATCACCGGCAAAGAGATACACTTGGCCATCAATAATGTGGACGTCTTCGATGTCGGCACTTCAGTCGAGGTTATCTCCGGAGGGCTTACCGTTACGGCAGGCGGACTAACCGTCTCTGCCAGTGGTGCAGCTATCACGGGAAACTCCACCATCACAGGCGACCTGGTAGTCACGGGCTCACTCACCTTCGGTGGCAACTGGACGGTGGCCGCGACCCTCACAGTGGATGAGTTGATACTTGACACAGATGGTGCTCAACCAGCAGGGACGAACTGCTACGCTGTCAGAGACAATGATGGTGACCTAACGGTAAATGCCATCACGGGCAAGCAGTTCATTGTTGCCATCAACAACACCGATGAATACACCTTCAGCGCAACCATACTGGATTTGTGTGCCAATGCCCTTGACAATGTGGGCTATCTGATTCTCAATGCTGCCTCCGCTCCGGCAGCCAGTGAAGTTTATCTGGTCAATGACAACACTGGAGACTTGACATTGAATGTCTTGACGGGTAAAGAAGTGCATATCGCTGTAAATGGTACGGACGAATACGACTTCAATGCTACTGCCTTCCAGATTGCCTCAGCAAACAATATCCAATTCATGGGCGATAACGGCATCCTGGACTCTGCCGGCAACGAGGTAATCCTTGTCACCGCCGTAGGCAGCGCAGCGAACTACCTGAACGTACGGAATGCGGCAGCAGCCAATCCCATCATACTGGAATGTTTGGGGACAGCCGATAGGGGTTTTGAGTTCCACAACGACCAGAGTGAGCAGATTTTAATACTGACTCCCGTTGCTTCTGCCGTCAATGAAATCACTATACTCAACGCAGCCGCAGGTGGGCAGCCAATAATCAGAGTCACCGGCGAGGCTGATAATGGTCTGGAAATTCAAAACCTCGCAGGCGAAATCATGTTGGAGGTTGCTTCCAGTGCTACTCCCTTGAACTGGATTACCATTCGCAACGATAATACAGGGCTATGCCCTGCTATCCAGACCACGGGTGAGGCCGATATTGGGCTGGAAATCCAGAACGCTGCGGGTGAAATAGAGTTTGCTACGGTCAGCACTAACGCACCGACTGTATATCTCCAGGTTTCCCCTAATAATACCGGCCTCCAGCCCATCATCAAAGTTATGGGCGAGAATGACATCGGACTGGAAATACAGAACGCAGAGGGGGAGAGGGAACTGGAGACAGTCAGTGTCGCTACTCCGGTGAACTGGCTTTCAGTATCCAACTCGGCGACAGGCAATCCCGTAATCCTCCTCAATCCGGGCGAGGATGATATTGGATTCTCATTTCAGGCCAAAAACGCGGAGCCGATGCTGAATCTGGCCGCTGTTGCAGTTGCGAAAGACTACATCGTGATAACCTCTGCCATAACAACGGCTGCCCCGACTATCACGGTGGCTGGCGACACGGATAATATTGACCTGTCACTGGCCGGCAAGGGCACAGGCTATGTCCGCATCGATGCCAATTTGGATATGTCAGACAACACCCTCTTCGGCAGTCAGGCATCGGGTGGCGACCTGCTCCTGAGTTCAACCGTGCATGGTACGAAGGGTGCAGTTAGCGTCCTGACTGGCAATGAAGGCTTCAAGGTCGGCGGAGTGGCTATCAGGGCGGGTACTGCAGCGACAAATGTTCTCGCTGTCTTCAATGGTGATAACCCACAAGCCGGACAGGCTCTCGCCAACGGTATTGAAATCTACTCCAATGCCGGTGAGTGCTTCATCATGGATGCTGCTGGCACGGCTACCCAGCAAACCCCGCATGACAAGGAGGGTTACTACTACCTCAACTCCTACAGCACCAAGAGAGGCAAGACCATCCGTGTCCATGTGGAGAGAATGCTGAGAGCCATTTCCGATAAGTTCCCCGGTGAGTTTGACAAATTCATTGAGGAGCTACCAGGCAATGAGCTTTACCAGCACGCTTAACTAGCAAATATGGGAGTAAAAGGAAGTCTCCCATATAAATAAAAAAGGGAGGAAATAAAACATGTCAGAAGAAGAAACCAAAGTAAAACCAGAGGATGAGGAGGAGGCTTTACTATCACCAGCGGAAGTCGAGGCTCTACTGGGCAAGGTTGACCTTAAACTGCCGGAGGCATACGAGGACGACCTGCTAGCCGGGCAACTTCTGGCGCATCTGACTCAGTATCATTCATTACTGGCAGACCAGAAGGCAGCGCGGCACGTTGGGAATCACAAGGCAGCCGAGGAATTATCTCATGCGATTGCGCAGACGAGACTCGCGGCAGCCATCATACAGGCCAAGAATCCCAGGGCGAAGGCACTGGCCGATGAGATAGCTTCGACCAAGGTGATACAGACCAGGCTACAGCGCAAGGCCATCATGGAGACTAACAAGGATGCCAATAAGGACAATCCAAGGGACTAAGGTGAGATGAAGGAAAAGAAAATTGACTGCAAGCATCCTGAATACTGCGTGAAGGATGGCAAGTTGGTCTGTAGCGTCTGCGGGGAGCCCTCGCCAAAGGCCATGATAGTTGATGGCGAGATTGTGCCGATTGAGCCCGAGATAACCTGCCCTCATTGTGGTGGCAAATTGACCGCGAAGGGGTTACCCATAGAGGACAAAAACATGACCAAGGCGGAAAAGAAATAAGCTCTGGCGTAAGCCAGGGAGATGGAGCGGGCGACAGAGTTTAACTTCCTTTGCTCATCGCCCCCTCCAATTAGGAGGACAACAACATGGCAGCTTATATAAAAATAACTGAACTTTTGTATATGGGCGCTTCTACCGACACCAAGCCCACAGGAGTACCGATAGGTACGAAGTGCATCGAATACACTGTGGCCTCTAATACGGCCAAAGAATATATGACCGCTGACGGCACAAACTGGCGAGAGCTAAGTACCATTATAATCATCGGTGCTGGTACAAGCCTTGTTGGTAAGGTTGGCATAGACCAAGCTACAGCCAATGCCAATGAGGTTGTGGTTAAGAGTGCTTTGCCTACTGGTACTAATCGCATAGGTACTACTTCGGGCGTTCTGGTGAAGTCAACCGACTCCAAAACATTAGTGGCCGATGGGAACTATCTTGCCAATGATGTTCTTTCGGAGAGCAAAACGGCAGGTCTAGTATGGACATTCACCAATGTAGCAAGGGCAGTTGGAGCAGGTGGCTATATTGTCAGAGCACACATCATGTTTAGTAAAAATGGTGGCATAACAGCTATCACTCCTACGACCACCTTATTCCTATTCTCGGCTTTGCCAACTTCTATGCTCAATGATAATGAGCCCAATACCGCCGTTCTCGACGCTGATAAGGCAAGCTACATTGGGAAAATTGACTTCCCTGCCCTTTCCAAT